CTAGAGAAGACGTATCCACATATGATTGCGGCGCTGGACGATCATCATCGTCGTCATCGTTATAATTAGTAGTAATTGTGTTAGTTGGCTGATTGTTGTAAAAATCTTCCTTAGTAGTGCCAAAAGCCGCTTGCTCATAATCAGACATGCCAGAATTAGAATTATTATTAGAACTAGAATTATTATTAGAACTACTGCCGCTAGAAGAACCACCACCGCCTCTAAAGAAAGAACCCGGCTTGTGAATAATATACGCTGGAACGCCACCCGGACCTCTGCCAACAGGAGCATCACCGCGATAATCTTGCAATAAATCCTCTTCTTCAGGGTTAATATACGCCAACATATGAGGCTGACCGCCAATCTCAGTCGCACGAGGAATATCAACCTCACCCCCATTGGCAAAGTTAGCAGCCTTGAAATCTTCATGAGAATGACCAAAATCAGAATGAGGAGTTTCTAAAAACTTACCCAAGTCATCCGCAACATGCATCGCGCTATTGCGCAAACTCTCTATTTCAGCAAAAATTCCATCACGAGGGAAATCATTCCGCAACATCTTCTGATACATCCCCGGAACACTGTCTTGACGCTGACCATCAACAAACAAACCAAGCTGACCATTAGTCGGTGCCATCTGAACCTCACCACCACGGTTCAACTGAACAGGCGCACTGCCCAATCCACCCTGACTACCTCGCATCGGACGCCCCGCCTGAATAGGCATGCTAACCTGCGCATTGCCCATAGGACGCATCGCACCCATCATCTGTGGAGCAGGACCCGGCAACATAGGCTGTGGTGCCATTCTAGGTTGTGCCATAGGTGGAGCCGAACTCATAGGTTGCATCGAAGGCTGCATCTGAGGAACCAAAGCACTCGTCTGCTTCTTCGCAGACATAAAATTCTTAAACTGACCGCGACCCTGCGCATTGCCGCCAAATGTACTGCCCAAACCCTTTTTATTCTGCTGACCAGCCGTAGGCTGCATCGGCGGAACAGGCATCGGTCCACCCATCGGACCTCCCATCGGCATTGGAGGAGGACCCATCGGACCCCCCATTGGGGCAGGCGCTCCACCCATTGGCATTGGTTGTCCCATAGGGCCTTGTGGGGGCATCATGCGTACATTCATTTAAAATCTCCGATGTCAATTGTTGTAACTCTAACAATTAACAAAGATTTAATCAATCATCTCTAACAAACCATTTTCAATCATGCTCTTCGCTAACGCATCTCGGCTATGAAAACAGTAGTTTTTACCGTTCCATTCGCACATCTCCATAGCTAAACGACGAAGAAAACTACGCTCATTATCAATACCACCAGTAATATGACGATCATGCAACATAGGAACTACCTCCCCAGCAGTCTGAGCAAAAAACTCATCGTCAGTGCCATATGTTAACCTGTATTTAGGCATTAACGTGCCTCTTTTCATACTGAGTAACTATCTTCCAAATCCTATTCGGAGATAAATCATACTCCTCCGCCAAAGATTTCGGACCCTCGCCAGACTTACGGCGCAAATATATCTCCGCGTTGCGATCTAACTTCTCTTCAGAAACTTTACCCATCTATGTCTCCTTTTACCCATACGATATGGGTATCTATGGGACAGGTCAATGTTTTTTTTGTAAAAAATTTTTTTGACCCCCTATGGGTCCCATACGCAGTAAAAAGTTTTTTTCTGGTGATTGTTCGTGGAAAACAGTGTGTATGTGCTGCACCGACACACACAAAAAAATAGGGGGGGCCATAGGCCCCATATACCCCGATTTTAGAACAATTGTTCGGATTGCTTAGGGTACCTTGGAAAAAGAAAAACCCCACACTAGGCGGGGTTCTTTGGTGGGTCTTAGGTGTGATTGGCGCTTAACGCGCCAACTCATCTATGCGATCATTCCAATATTCGAATAGCTCATCTGACAAACCTGCCCAAACGGATGCAATGCCAATGCGATTTTCTGGTAGCAATGCAACGCCACCAGTTTGTTCTTCAATCGTTTGTAAAACTTGGTATCTGGTATGGTCTGTTCCATCACCATAAGACGCGCCATTTGATTGTTGCGTGTGAGTGACAACAGCATTGTCGCCAACGCGATTTCGGATTTCAGATACAGCCGCGCGGACGCGTTGTTCACTACATCCAGTCGCGTCCATAATATCGCGCGTTGTCGCGCCATTGTCATTGCGCATCATTGTGTATTGAACGCCAACGCGTGAATTCCTACGGAACGGATCAACGGGTGTATCAGTAACAATTGTTCTAGATGCATTGCCGTCAACGCGTTCTGTTTGTGTCCAGTTAACTAGATTAAGAATAAACTGCACCCAATTCCAAATTTTGGTAGCGTCAATTGTGCCGCTATGTTGACGGAATTCAATTGTACCATTGCGCCATGTGTCCAAGTTAATCGCAAAGAATTTACCATGATTTAATTCTTGAATAGTATTGGCGTTTTCAATTCGCGTTGCATTTAATGGTTGGCAATAGCGATTGCTTGTTCTTGAACGCGGAAACATTTTATTGATTGCGTCCTGTTGGCGTTCATAACGTTGCATGATGTCTTTAACAATCACAGCGTCCATTGGTTCACCATGCTGTGATAAGAAACGTCCAGTACGTTCTTTGTGTGAAATGCTGTCGCCAGTAAAACGTGCCGCATGCGTATCATCATTTAATGGCGCGTTTGAAATGTGAACGTGCAAACCACATGCTCTGTTTACGTCCGCGCCAACGTTTGAAAGTGTAGAACAAATCTTTTCAAGATATTCTTTGGCTACTTGGCAATCTGCTAATGGTGGTAACACTATTTCCGCGTCAACGTTTGGTGTGCCGTCTGGTTTTACATCGCATCCCTTTATTCCTGCTCTATCAAAAGCGTTTTGTATCCTTGATATTGATACTCCTGCTGTTTCTATTTCTATTCCAAAAGTGTAAGTCATTGTTTTTACTCCGTTTTTTACTAGAACTAGGGCAAAGCTGTCGCCCTATACCTATTTTATAAATTATTTTATCCCATATGACAAGGGATTATTTGGGATTATCTGGAACAATTGTTCGGGTTATGCTTTCCAGCCAAAAAAAACGCTGGAAAAATCCAGCGCAAAAAATCAATTTTTTTATATTTATAATGAACGTGTGTGTGTATATGTGTGTGTATATGTATATATATCTATGTATATATATCTATATACCCCGATCCCGATCCCCGATACCCCGAAGCCCGAAGGCTCGACCCCGAAGGGTCAAGCCCGATGTTTATTTCATTGTGTGCGCTAATGTTTTCATTGCGCTAGTCTTTGGGTTGCCGTTGTTCACAATAAAAGTATAGCGGTGAACATCGCAAGCAAGAACGCCGAACCGTTCAGCATCATGGTATCTCATGAAGTGCGGCTCCTCATCCATATCTACAGGTTCAGAAGTGCCGTAGTTCTTCAATGCCCACTGGCAAAAATCTTGGAACGGCTTTTCATCCTCATACTCGAACCCGCTAGTGTCATCATAAAACAGTGCGGTTGCCCAAAAGTCGGGCAACTCCAGTGTGATCGTTTCCATTCTTTCTCTCCTTACCAATTAAGGGGGAACTCATCCCCGTTTTCATTTTCAATTACTCCATCTGCTCCAATGTCGTCAGGATATTGGCGCTTCAACTCTTCGATTGCAGCGCGGCGGTTCTTGGCAACCATAGTAAGCATCTCCATGCCGCTGTCGGTTTCAAACATAATTTCGTAAGTCATTGTATATCTCCTCAACTAGACTAATCCCAATATATCCCAAATGATTTGGGTTGTCAACACAAAAGATAAAATAATTTATGCCAGGTTGTGCTGCCAGCACCGGGCCTTCACTTGAACAATTGTTCGGGTTGTGTGCCGGGGAGCTGCTTGGTCGCCGGGGGAATCTTCCGGGCGGGAGATGCCGGGTGAATCGCCGGGCTGCCAGCGGGCCGGGGGAGTTAACCCGAACAATTTATCGGGTTGTTGTCCCCGGCAAGTTGTCCCCCGGCCCGAATCCCGATAATATGTCTATATGTAGTAGAGGCGCTGGGAAGCCCGATGAGTAACCCGAACAAATTTCCCAAGCCCGACCCCGAAAACCCGAACAATCCCACCTGACGGCCCGATTTGGGGGCGCTGCGGCCCCGCCAGCCACCCCGCACAAGGCGCACCAGCTATTCCGCTGGGCTTTCACTACAATCTGTTATAGGGATTTGTTCGGGTTTTGTGGGATTTTCTGCGGGTGTTACGTCAATCATGCGATCTTTAGCACGTTGCATGAATTCTTGCAGTTGCTCAATGATTTGATCCCGTGTGAGATTATCAACGTTTTCATGCGTTACATGGCTACGGGCAACCATTAAACCCGTGACCTTTAACCTGAGTTCTTCTGCTTTGATGGCTGCGGAAAAGTTCCCTTCTTGCCACGCTTCATCTCTGAGGCGTTGCATATCCCGAACAGATTTGGTTATTGTTACACCGTATTTACTTTCTAGCTCCTGTCTCATCTCTTCCATGCGTTCCTTGACGCGTGGATGATTAAGAAGCTGCACAGCGGAAACGTTCGGGTTCTTGTATCCTGCTGCTCGTGCTGCTGCGGTTTGTGTCATGTCTTTGTGGACGTAGTTATCTAAAAACTTTTGTTGGGGAGGAGTGAGGCGCTTCGCTCCCTTTTCAATCTGCTCACCTACTTTTGGCATCTGCTGGCTCAACCCGAATAATTTATCGTGTTCATAGAATACCGCTGGCAGACCGATGACGCAAGCCCAAAAGCTCCCAATAGTTCCCAAGCTACGGCAGTTGTTCGGCGCGTCTATTTTACGTCAGGGGGGAATGGGTATATTCCCCCCCTTATAGGGGGGTGACGTAGTTGACGTAAAATAACCTATTGATTTTATTACATTTTCTACGTCAAAACGGAAAGTTGACGCAGTTGACGTAAACGGGTTAAGTGTTTGATTTTATTACATATTCTACGTCAACGTCAACCGCGTCAGGTTTTGACGTAAAAAAAGTTGACGTAAAAAATCGTTTAAAATCAATGGGGGCAAAAAGCATAATTTTTTTTATATTAGGGGTTGACTGTCCCAAATAGATTTAATAGAGTTGGGATAGTCTAGTATAGAGGAGGCATAAGCCATGACAGACACAACAACAAAAACCCGCATTACCCGCGACCTTCAGGGCGACCTATTGGATTGCAACCATGTAACCCGCCGCCATTTTAGAGCGTGGCTTGATGGTTCATATAACGGTGAAGAAAGCTACCGCGCAAACAAAGCGTTTTTGATGGCACACCACACCGAGCCAAAAAAGTTGCGTTCTTGGGTTATTAACCAGTTCACACAGTTTACCGCAACCGATGGTTATTGCTCTTACGGTTACGCGCAAAAGGTTATTGTTGACACGATTGACCGCGACACACTGGAAAAGCTGAATGATGCGCTTATTGATGATGCGCTTGATCTTATCGAATACGACTTAAAGGAGGCGGTTTGATGTTTGAATTTATTTACAAAGGCGAAAGTATTCAGTTTGAAGGATATAACGAAGGTGACGCCATGCGGGATGCAAACAACATGTTTAATCAAAAAGAAGAAGGCATGTGGAGTAATAGCAAGTTTGAACCTGAAAAGTTCACATGGGTAGAGGGTAATTTTTTCGATTAAACCGAACACATCTACCAAAA